TAAAGTTTCTAAAAAGAATTGTCCTGGTATATCATGGCCAGTTCTTAATTTGACTGACTCACATAATTTATCCCAAGATTCATTTAATGTTTTTGGATTTTTATCTTTAGCCCAAGCTAGTTCGACTAAATCCAATTCGATATCTACAGGTGTATTTGTAGCGATGTGTGTTAGTGATAATATCATTATTTTCTCCTTAAAGCTGTTAATCTTTTAATTTCATCTCTAGCATTTTGCTTATGTTTAGCATTAGCTATTTTTTTCATTTTATCTGATACAGGAAATTGTATTACGTTTTTCATACTCTTACTCCTGTTTTAAGTTCTAGTACAGTTTTCATATGAAGTTCTTGACTTCTTTTCTCTACTAGTTGGTCAATCACTTTATTTCTATCAGTGAAAGCCACTCTCATATCGAATGATTCGCAAAGTCCTGGTCTCATACCACCTTCCAATTCTCTTAGAATTGAACCTGTGCCCATAGCTTGGACTTCTTTTTGTATTTTTTGTAATGATGTCATATTTAACTCCTTATCTTATTTTTAAATATAGATATATTATACCATACTTTTAAGCAAATGTAAACGATTATTTTCACTTTTTTTGAAAATAATTGTGAGAAAGTGTTGATGTGAAAGAAAAGGTGGGGAGCTGTGATGGCTCCCCCATGATAATCATTACTAAAGGAGTGTTATACTTCTTTTGCTATAAAAGTGTATACACCGTAAGCAAGGGCTACCCAAGCTACTAAGTCAACTAAGCCACCTAGTAATAGGTATGATAATGATAAGCCGACAATAAGTCCGCCGTCCCAAGATGTACGTTCTGCCCATCTTGCCATTAACCATGCTTTTGCTGTATTTAACATGTTCATATAGTTCTCCGTCTATAGTTTGAAGTCAGCAAACGAGTCATTACTTTCGCGTTCACCAAACTTATTTATCGGCTTATCTGGCACCATTTCTGTCATAATGTCTGATTGGGCCGATTCCTCTACATCATATAGTTTCATGCGGGAACGGTCCACGCCAACTACAAATCTCTTGTACTTGGTTGGGTCGTTATATCTATTCTTCAATTGTTTTACTAGCAATTGACCTAATTCTTCTAGTTCCTCTGTTGATATAAGAGCAAACATTAAATCAGCCGTTGCTGGCAAACCAAACGATTCAGATGTATCCTCAAGACCGACATCAGTATTACTGAAACCAGACCTCGTGGTCTGTGTTGCCGATACTATTGGAACATTGAATTCCACAGCCAATCCCCGAAGTTCTTCGGCTATGGCTTTAATATAAGTATAACTATTTATACTTCCGCCCATGCCACGCATGCGACTTGAGGCGCAAATATTTAAATAGTCAATATATATCATATCAGGCTTAAATGTCTTTTTGAGTTTAAGCTCATTAAGTAAAGCTCTGAAATGACCAGTGTGTGCAGAACCAGTAGGATATTCTTTCACTATAAGTTTACCTACAGATGATTTTGCAATTTTTCCAATCTTATCATCGAATACATTTTTAGGTAATGACCCAAGAGATTCGATTGGAAGGTTCATAAGATTCGCATCAATTCTTTCAGCGATTCTTTCTTCAGCCATTTCCATTGTTATGTACAAAACATTCTTTCCTTGATTAAGTACTCCTGCTGCACAATGACACATGAATAATGACTTACCTACGCCTGTACCGGCTAAGGCAATGTTAAGTGTCTTATTAGGTAGACCACCTTTTGTTATTTTATTAAAGTAATCTAAGTCAAACGGTATTCTATCTTCTTTACGATTATAAAAATCAAACCTTTGTTCGCTATCATCAATATAATCATGACCTATTTGTTCGTCAAACGAAACACCAAGAGCTTCAGATAGTATTTCAGGTATAGCACCTTCACTTCTTTCTTTATCTTTGCCATCAATGATTCCTATTGAATCCATAATAGCATTATAAACTGCTCTTTCTTTACACCATTTTTCTGCTTCAGTAATTAGGTAATCAGTATCGATATCAGATTTATCGATAATTTCTGTGACTAATCTTTGAGCATTGTTTAATATATCTTCAGGAGCTTGTATTTTCTTTAACTCAAGCTCTAAGATTTTTGATGTTGGTAATTTATTATGTTTGCTGACAAATTGGACTATAAGGTCGAACACAGTCTTGTGTGTACCTTCAAAATACTCATTCTTTAAATAAGGAACTACTCTTCTACAAAATTCTTCGTTATGAAGAAGATGATTTAGTATGTGTGTCGGTAGTTGATTCTCCATTTCCAATTCCTATTGTTGATAAATTATTTTCTTTAGCATAATCTAAAGAATCTGTTATTATATATTGTAGTATAGAGCCTAAGTAATTTTTAAATGCTTCATCTTTCTCAAGTTCATCTACACTAAAATCTGCTGGGTCTTTTACTGTAAAGTTAAAGCTTAATGTTGCCATATCTAAAGCAGTATCTTCTTTGACACCAACTTGTCCATATATGACTATAACATTCTTCCAAGTACCTGTTTTAAGTTTGACACCTTGAAATGCGCTTGAATCATTCTCTACAATTGAGTAATCATTTTGATTTACGTTATACATCTTCTGACTCTATATCAAGGTCAATATCAACCATTGGTCTATGTCCAATAGAATAATATGTTTTGACAAATTCTTTAAAGTCTGTATTTTCAAAGATTGGCTCCCAAAACTTTTTCTTAAGAGTATCTTTTTCTCTTACTTTAGGTTCTAGTATTTCTCCTGTCTTCATATCGACTTGAGCATACCAACCAACATTTGGTTTAACTACATATCCACCAGCCATTGCAACATCAAGTAATCCTGAATATTGAGCAATACCACCTTCCCACGTTACTGAGATTGGCACTTTAGATTTTTCTTTTACAAACCTTGACTTCTCTACATTGATTACAAAATGATACCCTTGTATTTCAGTACCTTTTTTCTCTTGACGTCTTCCAATAATCCATATATTGTCTGATGAGTAATAGATACCTGTACCACCTGAAACAACTGCTTTAGGAAACAATCCAATTTCTTGATAGGTATGATTAACAGCAAGTAAAGGAACATTCTTCATGGTTAGATAAGGAGTAATCATTCTGAATAATCCCTTTAATGCTTTAGCTCTCGACATGTCAGCAACTGACTTTTCGTTGAGGGCATCTTCCAACTCTTTCTTAGAGGCTAAGTTTCCAATTGAATCAATAACAACAATTACTTTATCTCCTCTTTCGATATTCTCAAGTTGGCCTACCAAATCGAACTTTAGCTGTTCGACATTTTGGACTGGTGTATGCAATACTCTTTCGGTATCAATGCCAAATGATTCGAAATAAGATTGGGGTGAACCAAACTCTGAATCATAAAATAGCATTACTGCATCTTCATGTTGTTTAAGATAGGCTGCACCCATTAATAAAGCAAATGAAGTTTTGAAATGTTTTGAAGGGCCAGCAAGAACTGTAAGTCCTGAAGTTAATCCTCCATCAATATCACCTGATAACGCAACGTTAACCATTGGAACATCAGTGACGGTTATATCCTTTTCAGCAAATAATACTGAATCAGATAGAATAGATGTATCTTTGATTTTACTATTCTTTTTTAATTTATCCATTATAGACATATTATCTTCTCCTAGCCTTTAATGGCCTGTTATACGCATCATTGATGCGTTGTAATTTGCGAGTTCTACTGATAGCTTCAGCTTTTTTGCGTTGCTTTCGCTGAGCTGGCTTTTCATAATACTGGCGTTCACGTACTTCTTGTACGATACCTGCTTTCTCACAGGCTTTTTTAAATTTTCTAAGACCAACGTCAAAGGGCATTTCCTTTTGAGGACGTTTGTCACGTGGGTTTCGATTGGGCCTTGGCCTTAAATCAATACTGGGCATATATTCTCCGTTTTTTATTTTTCATTGTATATATTATACCATAAAATCAGTGAGTTGTAAACTGTTTTTTTCATATTCATAGGTTCTTTTTTTGTTATCTTGTACTAAGAACTGAGTGTCTATTAACTCAAGGTTATTATTTAAATATTCCTTTACCATTCGAGCAGGATGTTCTGCTGTTGTGACTGGTACATTTTGGCATATGTGGTTTAACGATCTTTTTGCATCAAGCAATATAAAGTCAAATGGTAACTTCATAAGTGATAAAGCTTCTCGTACTGTTAAGTATCTATCTTCATCAGGATGAGTTAAGCATGTTGGCATATGACCGACAAAAGCTCCTATTTTATCTTTAGGAATCTCTGTTGTTTTTCTCATGATATTACCGCCAGCTTTCAGCTTATGATATTGTCTATCGCATTTCTTTGCTACATTCTCAAAACCGTTTGCTCTCATCCATTTAGCAACTTCTTTGTAAGTTGTTCTTTCTTCTATGTAATCCATAGGGTTAGTTGTCTTTTCTATTTTGTTTTGAAATTCACTATGAGATATACCACCCTCTAATTCTTCAAGTACATACTTATAATACGGCTCTTCTGATGGTTTCTTTTCATTACAAAGTATTTGGCTCATAGGATCATCATCGCATCTTTTAACTTCTCTTATATCATCAGCAATCATAGTTGGTTTTTCTAATACATAATCAAAGAGTGGTACTTGATCTCCTTTCCAAAAGAAATAGAATGTACGATCTCTTACTTGACTAAGACCGTGAAGTATAGATTTTGTTTTAAAAATACTAAATGTATAACCATGTTCTTCTCCAATCTTTCTTAATCTTCGAACTACGGGTTCTCCCATCTTACTTGCTAACCTAGGAGCATTCTCTCCCCAAAAGACCTTTGGTTGAACCTCGCCAAGTACATATTCGGCAGACTTATACATCCATTCGTTCATAGGATTATTACTTGAAGCAGATGGACTAAGTGAGCTCAGCCCTGCACATGGGCATACAGTATTAATCACATCAACTTTTTCT